CGTTATTTAAAGTTTTTTTTTGTTTATCCCCCCCCCCCTGCCCGCCACGCTGTCGGCCAGACGCAAGCCACCCGGCGCTATCTCCAGGCCCGAAGGCCCGGCCAGCGTTATGTAAAGTGTCTTGTTGTTTACCCCCAACCCGCTGCCCGCCACACTGTCGGCCAAGCTCAAGCCGCCTGCCGTCACCTCCAGGCCCGACGGCGTGGCCAGCGCCAATGACACGACCTGTTCCGGTGCAACGGCAATCGCCGCGTTACCGCTCGTGACCGGCGGGGGGGGGCGGCCGCCGCGCCGCCGCCGCCGCCCTCGGTTTTTATGCCACCGGTCAGCCTCCGGCTGTTGCGTGACGGCGCGTTGTAGGTAAATATCTGCGTGCCGGTCTCACGAATAGCCTGCGCGACGATTCTCTCGTCATCGAGGATTGGCGCTTTTTTGTCCGACAGTTGGAGCGTGTACGTAACGATGCCGTCCTTATAATTTGCCGTTGATGACAATACATACATCTTGTATCTGTACAGGCCATAGTCAGTCAGAACGACATGGACGTATGTGACCGGCGCGATGGGGATTGGCGACAGCACCTCGCAGTCCAGAATGATGCGCGGCGATTGGTGTTCCTTGAGCCATGCCAGCGCCGCGCGATAAAGCGCCTGCGCCGCGAGTTGTTTGGCCGCCGCATTGTCGTTGGGCGGCGCGATGCTGTCGAACCTGAGCTCTTTCGCCACCTCTATCGGCCCGGCCTCGGCTGCAGTGTAGATGAGATATTCACCCGACACCTGATACCCGGCGGCGACGGAAAAACCGGCCGGCAAGTCTTTTAGCGTGACGGCTTCGTCGCCGCCGCCGCCGCCTGTGGGCCGGACGCGCGTCGCCCGCTCGGTTGTGTCGCGGCGTAAATCAGCGCCCGGCAGGATAAACGCATTTTGATACGGGCTATAGCCCTCGACTGATTCGAACGGCACGACCAATTGAAGCGGGTTGCCATACGACGGATGTGTGACGCTCGGTATCTCGCGCCGCCATAGCAACCCCCGTTCCCCCGGTATACGGACAAAATACTCGCCCGATTGCGCGGCGATTTGCTGCAGCGTCTTGAATACGCTGTAATCAGTGCATGACAGGTACGTCCCGGTGGCCGTCGTTTTGTACGTGTAATCCTCAAGGCTCCAGCCGGATTTTTCATCCACCATTGAAAAGACCAGTTTCAGGTCGGTATAATCCCCCGTCGTTTCGGACACCGCGCCGCCATAGACGCGCCACCTTTGCACCGGCGGCGCGGGCGTCGGGGCGTCTTCCGGGTCGTTGGCATTCTTTTGCCATGCCGGGTCAATGGTGATTAAGCCGTCGACGGTGTGGCCCACTATCTCCGACCAGTTGCCGTCAAGCAGTTCGATTGTCCAGCCAATCAGCGACATCGAGGCGAATGCCGTTTTGTCCGATGCGCCCATCTGCAGCGTTGTCGGCGTGATTGCCGTGGCGTTTCCGGCCGACGTGCGCCATTTCGATATATGCCTCAGTTTGCTCGGCATCTCGGCCAGTTGCTTGATCTGGTCGCGGCCGGAGATGCGCATAACGGTCGTAGTCCCCCCGCCGGGCAGGGTCATCTCCTCGACGGCGGTTGATTCGATGATGAAATCGCAGATTGTGTGACCGGTGCTGACCGTCTGGTTTATGACATAGACATACACCCGGTAATCACTGTTATATAGCGCGAAATCGGACGTACCGGTGAACGGCACAATCACATACGCGCCGCGCCCTATCTCCATCCACGCCTGCGAACCCGACGCCTCGATGACCTCGCTGGTTTGATATACCAGGTCGTCCTGCTGGTTGTACAGTTTTAGCGTTATGCCTGCCCAGTCGCTCATCCGTTCCATGCCTCCATCTGCTGAAAAATCAGCGTGACGATGCACCATGCGTCGCCGGTGCCGGTCATGTTGCCCTCGTCCACGATTTCAATCTGATCCAGAACGGCCGGGGCAGTGTAAAGACGGCTGTCAGGTGTCCTGACGCCGAGCGTCCCCTGCTTGCCGAGCCGTTCCGACCACGGCGCGAGGGCGTCATCGACGGCATTACCCGACGCGGCGTAAATCATGATGTCCAGTTGTTGCTCGACGGGATAGCGCGTCTTGTTGGGCGTCGCCCCGCTTGCGTTCACCGCCACGCCGTTGACAAGCGTCAATATCTTTGCCGCCTTGCCCGTCTTTAATCGGCATGACATAGGCTTTATTGTGCCGCTGAGGGCCGACACGCCGTCAAAAGAATGAATGTAGGCAAACGGTATGTTTTTTGCTGTCATCCGAGGCTCCTGAACGCTGCCAGCACGCCGTTGCGCACCGCGCCGGACACGTCGCCGCCGCCATAGTTGTTGACGGTCAAGTCGACGTAAGCGCCTTTGTCGCCGCGCTTGTTGGTTGTGCCACGCGGCTCAGGGCCGCCGCCACCTGTGCCACCGCTGGAACTCGGCGCGCTGCCTTCGGTTTCATACTTTACCTTAATCACCCAAGTATTGGCCACTAAATCCTCTAGCACGGTGCGCATATCCTCGAAATCGTCCTGAGTAGTACCGCTGTCGGCCTGTATCGTTGTTTCGTAAATCGCTGTATCGTATTCGTCGAGAGCGGCGCGAAATCCGTCGAACTCTCTTTGACCGACCGGGTCGATGACTGCGCCAATGGTCGTTGTGATACCGTTACCGTCCGCACCGTTTGCGCCATTGGCCAGTTGTTGGTAGTAGTTGCCGATAGCGGTCGATTCAGGCGCGGCGTTGAAAACCTCCTGTGCCTTTTTCAGTTCCTCTTGCGCCGCCATAGCCGCCGCTGCCGTGTCGTAAACACCCGCGGCCAGCGACTTGACCGCGCCCGCCTGCTGGGCGGCGGTCATGCCATAAAACGCGGTGGAACTGGTTAGCTCATCTATCGCCGCAATGGTGTTGGCGTACTGCGTGCGCAGGTCGGCCTCCTCGCGGGTCATGATGCCGAGCGACACGGCAACGTCGGCCAGTTGCTCAAAGTTGCCTTCTTCAATCATTCGCGCCGCTATCGAGTTGTAGGCGCGCTCGTAATAACTGTCCTGAATAGCCTTATTGGCGGCGATGATATCGTCGCGTGCCTGTTCGGCAGCGTCAACGTCGCCGGTGTAGGCCCCAGCGCCCTCGCCCTGCTGCAGCGCGCGAAAATCCTGCTGCGCCTTAATCAGGTCATCGACCGGCGCGGCCTGAAAATTCTCGGCAAATGCCGCGTTCAATGCCAGTTGCGCGTCTTTGGCTTTTTGCGCGTTGTCGTAAACGCGGCCGAGGTCGTCGGCCAGCGCGCCCCACGCGGCGAGGGCGTCGGGCTTGGGTGGTTCGACAAACGATACCTGCGACTGGTCGGTATCCAATACCCGCTGCCGCTTCTTCTGATACGCTGCCTCCATCTCGGCGAGCTCGGCCAGTGCCACGGCCATTTCATGCCGCGCCCGTATGACGCGATAGTAGGTCTCGATTGTCTGGTCGGCGGCGGCGATGTCCTCGTCCCAGTCAAATTTGTTCAACATCGTGTTGAGGGAGAAAAAGCCAATCTCTTTATTGGCGATCTCAGTGAACTGCGCAACGTCATCCATTGCCAGCGCCAATTTTTCCAATTGCTTACCGGCAAGGTCAGCGCCGGTATCGGCCGTCGAATTGACCTTAAGCCATTCACCAATCTCCATGCTGTCCAGTTCGGCGCGTGACTGTCGCATAACAGCGACAATCTCGTCCGCTGTTTTGGCGGCGGCGAGAGCATCGTCAAATGGTTTTTGGAACTGCCCCGGCGCATTAAGCGTCGAGGCCATCCCTACCGCCGCCTCAGTGATTGAGGTCATGGCGGGTAAAAGACCAGTGCCAAGCGAGACCTTTAGGTCTTGCACGGCGGCGTCCCACGCTTTCAACGTGTTGGAATAGCTGTCGGCCTCGCGCACGGCCGCGCCCTGAGCGTCGGCCGATGCACGCATAATGATGTTGACGCGCGCCTGCGCTTTTGCCATCTCCAGCGCCGCGCCGGTCAGGTTTTCCGCGCCCATCCGCGCCAATTCCTGTTTCAGCACGGTTTCGGTCAGGACAATGCCGTATGACCGCACGGCCTCATGATTGCCGACAATGGCGGATGTCAGGTTCTGGATTACATCCGCATCGGCTTTATTGGAGAATGCGGCGATGTCGACACCAAGCTGGACAATGGTCTGCGAAAAATCGGCCGCCTGCTCGCGGGCAAAACCAAGCGGCACAAACGTGTCCTGTAACGTCGAGGCAAAATCAACCAGATCGTAAACCGACCGGCGGTTGGTCTTTGCCATGACCTCCAGGTTCTCGCGCACGCCTTCGGACAGGTCGCCGAACACCTGCCGGAACTTGGCCCCGGCCTCCTCGGCGTCGGACGCGGCGGTGATGGAATCACGGCCAAGTTGTAGCAACTGCTTGCCGACCATGATTGCCGTGCCGCCCGCCAAAAACGCCTGTAGTTGTTTGCGGACAATATCGGTGGCAAGGCCACTTGACCGTCGCGCGTCGGCCATGCGCTTTTCGGCCGCCTCCGCGCGGGCGGTGGCGGCGCGCAGTTGTTCCCGCGCCTTGGCAACGTTGATCTCCTCTCTCTCGGTGCGGGCCGTCGCCTGTAACGTGCGCTCGCGTGATTGCGCCAGCCGTTCTTCTGCCGTCGCCGCGCCCGCCACGCTCGCAACCGTGCGCGATTGCGCTTGCGCCAGTCGTTCGTTAGCGGTGGCCGTCTGGATTGCCGCGCGCTCTGCGGCCTCCTGAGCCACAATGATGCGCTGTTCGGCCGCAAGTGATTCGGCCGCGGCGCGTGATGCCCGCTCCCTTGCCGCCGCGGCCTGATCCAGCGCCGCCGCTGTTTTGGCGGCGCTTTGCACCTGCTTTTGTTCCTCGGCCGACAGTTGACCGAACACCTGAGCCAACCGTCGCGCGTCGTCGGCCGCACCGTCAAAAGACGCGCCGGAACGTCGCATGGCGGCCGCCAATTGGCCGATGCTGCGCTCAAGCTTGTCGATGTCACGGATGTCGGCGCGTGCGCGCAGGTTTAGCTCAAGGTTTTTCGTTGCCATCGTCGCGTTCCCGCTGGTTAATCAGTTCGACCAATTGGGCACTCTCGGCCATCATTTGTGTGTGAAAGTCAAGTCGTTTTTGATTGCCTATGAGCGTTTGGCCGTCGGCGTCAAACAATGCGCTAACCCCGGCCGCCTGCTCCATCATAATCATTAAAAATTCGTCCTGATCATAAGCCCCGCCCGCCGAGGGCAGGACATTGTACCGCTGGCACCGTTCGTACAATGCCAGCGCCCAATGCGTGTCGACGTCAGCCGACGACCTCCGCAGCCATACCCGCAACGCCATTCCAACGAAAAAGCAACTGCGAGTTTTCCCACTCGCGGTAGCACTTGGCGACCCATGCCGCAACGGGCAGGGGCAGGTTGTCGATTGCCGTCTTCTCAGTAATCTTCTTGCCGTCCGGCCCGGTCACGTCAAGTTTCCCGAACATGAGCGCAAGCTCGGCATCGTCGTATTGAAAGACGAGCCTCTCCGGGGCGTCGGTCTTGTCAACGAACACGATCCCGATACGCACGGCATCGGGATCACGTTCGACGCGACTGTTAACAAACGCCTGCCACCGCTTGTGCATCGGCAGGGTCATGACGAGCGGAAAAACAATCCGGCCGGGATAATCGGCCAGTGGACTTTTCCCCACGCCGTCGGGTTCCAAAAACGTAGTTTCCTCAGTCACTTCATCCCCCTGTTACGAGATTGTCAGGCTGCCGGACACGGCCCACGTGTAGCTCATTGAGTTGGCATCGGCCGACACGCCCGGCACGTCGAGGCGGTACAGCAAGCCGTGTAGCGTGAACGTGGTGCCGCTGCCCGCGCCCTTCGGTTTGAACACAATCGTTACGTCCGTGCCGTGCTTCCCGGCCAACGCCTGATACAGGTCACTGGATTCACCGTCGGTGTAGATGGAAACGAACTCCATCACGACCGGCGATTTGTCGCCCAACTGCGTGAATACTGAGCCGTTCAACGTGCTGAACGAGTTGATGCCGTACTCACCGCCGGACGGGTTAATCGCCGTCGTTTGATCCTGGAACGCGGTAGCGTCGACGGTGATAGTCACCTGTGTCGCCTTTGGAATGTTGTTTTGTGAAATAGCCATAATTTACCTCTCTATACTGGAATTACACGAACGTATAAAATCGCCCGCCGCCAACCGGTCAATTCCTGCGGAGAGGCGGGTTTTTGGTCGGCCGCGAACGGGTAGCAGTCCGACCAAACGGGATATGATGCACCCCAAACAGCGCGCCATATGCCGTCACAAACATCGTTAAGCGTGCGCTCGGCGGTCTCGTAATCGCCGTCTATGCGCACCAATGTGTCGACGATGTAATCGTATGCCGACGTTAGACCCGTCGGCGCGTCGCCCAGCACGCTCGATATCGACGTAACAACTACCGTGACGCCCAGTTTCGTCTCGGCCACGCGATAGCCGTAACAGCCGTCGATGCCCGGAACGGCGGCGATTTTGCCGACCAGCACGTCGAGGCAGTCGTTGACCGTCGCCGCCGGTAGTGCCGGGCCGCTCAGTCCTAACGCCATATGTCACCTATCAACGCCCACACGGTTTGTTCCATCCTGTCCAGCACGGCATCGCCATGCGCCTCGGCGGTTCGTTCAAACCAGTTGAAATTGCGCGCGGCCCATATCTCGCCGTAGAACTCCGGCTTGGAATTGCTCACGGGGTTGCGGACGTAGGGGTCGATGCTGACCACGCCCTGCATACCAAACGCATAGGGTTCAAGCTCACCGCGATGGGCACTGCGTAATGTGCCTGTGTCGACCGGCGACGCGCCCGCCACGAGGTCGCGCAATTGCAACGTCCCGGCGGCCAGCGCTCGACCCAGCGCGCTCCGGCCGGGGTCGTCGGCCATGTCTTGCATCGTCTGCCGGTTTTTCTGCGCCCAATAGCTAAGTCGCTCGAAGTCGCCGATTACGCCGGGTTCCCACGCCACCTTTAGCATTAGCTTTCCCTCTCGATAAGCAGTTCAACAAATGCCGGGCTTCCCTGCGGCCACGCGCTCACACTCCGCACGCGGTAGTCGACGCCGCCGGTCACGACGCGCCAATCGGGCTGCACCGTAACGGGGTCGCAGTAGATGACCATTAGCCGCGCGACCGTCGCCATGCCCGCGCGCTCCGCCTGTTCGACCGACGCCGGGTAGACGGCGCTGCAAGCGACGCCGGATGTCATGGTCTCGCGGTCGGCAGCGTCCACCGCGTTCGGCGGCACGCGCCGGATGTCGGCAGTGTGTGTCAGGCGCAAGGCGCGTCGGGCGGAAACGGCGATCATATCAGTTTAGAACCAGCAACTTCCCGGCCACCGAACAATCGATATAAACCTTGCCGTCGGCTTGCCGGGAAACGGCCGCCGGTTTTAGAACATACGTCTTGCCGGCAGCAATGGTGATTGACATGTCCGGGATTGTCACCGACAACGCTGAATAGCTGGTCGGTGTTGGAATCTTGATCGTCCACGTCGATGACCCGCCGGTGGGGTTCGTCAGGTAGATGCGGGTATTGGCGTCGTAATCAATCTCGCCGCCGTTGCCCGCGCCGGTTGACAGGGTTGTCCCCGTCCCGTCGGTGAAGTTGTACCCGGTGTCGGGAATGCTTGTTGTGCTGATTGCCGCTCTTGCCATTGTTTACCCCTCTAGAATTTGCCGACCCAATCGGCATATGCGCCCGACCAGTCCACAATCTCGCTGGTCGCTCCGGCTGTACCTTCGTTATCGACCGTGAAACCGTAAAGCGAGCGCCACTCGGCAGCCCGTGCCGCAAACGCCTCGGCTTGCCGCGCTTCCTCGGATTCCGGCCCCAGACGGTAGGAACCGGCGTAACGGCTCCACTCGGCCGCCAATACCTCGAAGATGCGCGCGGCCGCCCGGTTCATGTTGTCTGCCTCCAGGACGAGGAACACGTCAAGCTCATCGTCCTGAAAGTTACCGCCGTTCGGCCGCGGCCCGTCGCCGTCGCTGGTGTCACCCGTGAGGAGGCGCAATTGCGACCGGCGGTATATCGGCGCGATCTCGTTGGTCAGGTCGAATGTTACGGTCATGTCAATGTGATGATTCCCGTCGCTCCCCACTGCAGCGTGTAGTTGCCGCCGTTGGTGGGAGTTGTGACTTCCCAGTAGGCGATTAGGCATTTTGACGCATGACTGTCATCGTACATAATCGCATGACTTGGCGTCCCCACGTTGATGCCCGTGAAGGTAACGTCGCTGGCATCGAATACGCCCCGGTCGTTGGTGGTATCCTCAGTCACACCCGCACCGCTCAGTGTCGCGCCGCCCGCCGAGTAACCCGTGCCGGATTCCTCGACGCCGGATACGTCTGAATAGCCGTTGTGCGTGTCGATGTTCGGCGTGTAGCCTGTTACCAGCATCACCTTGATCGTGTGGGAATCGAGGTCGATTAACCCCTTCAATAAATCTTTTTTGAACTCGTTGTAGAGCGCACCGTCACCCTGTGCCATTTTGTTACCTCCCGGCCGCTATCGCCGCGCCGGTCACGCCGACGGGGTTCAGGCCGATTGTGATATTGCCGTCGCTGTCAACGGTTGTTGTTGCCGCGCGCTGCGCCTCGTCTTCGATTGCCCGCAGGCGAACTACCAGCGCGTTGTAGTGCGCCTTTGCATCGGCGTCGTTTAACAGATTGATGTATTCGCCCAGCAGGCGCAGGGCGATGTTGGCCATGAATGCCTCTTTCATTGAAATGCGCTCCGTCGTACCTGAAATTGTCCCTCGGCGGCGGCGGTGATTGCGCCGGACGATTGCCAGCGGTAGTGCCAGCCGCCCGCCCGGTTGGCAACGAAATCGGTCGAATATTGTCCCGTGCCGTCGCGCACAACCGCCGGGTCGTCCTCGTATGTTCGTTCGGTGACTGTGCCGAGCGGGTTGATGTATTTCACCGTTATCACCGTCGGGTCGGCCGCGTTGCCGTCCGCGTCGGTGAACGTAACGGCAAGGCGCACCTGATCGCCTACGTCATAGGTATTCATTGACACCCCGTTCTGTCGCTGACCGTCGCGTAATACCGCGCCGCGTCGCTTACAATCGCGCCGTAGCGGGCACGGTCGGCCGCCAATGCGCAACCCAGCAGCATGAACACTGTTAACGGCATGATCGTCAATGTCGGCTGCAGTGTTTGCATCTCGGTGATGTATTCGCCCGGCAAAACGGCCAGTTGCTCGACGTTGAACGCCGCCGACAGTGCCGACATCAGGATTGTTTCATCTGTGCCGATGACCGAAATCAGAATTGCAACAGCATCGGCCAGCGCTTCGAGCGCCGCCATGTTCAACACGACCGCGCACGGCGCGACGGTCTACGAATTGACCGCCAGGATGTGCTCCAAAACGGCCATGGCGATAGTGGTCGCGGCCACGGCGACCGAGATGTCAGGGACGGTTGCCAGCAGGTTGAGCGTCGCCATGAGCACGCTCTGGGCGACGGTCAGGTCGATGACCACGCCGGACAGCGCCAGCTCGTCCATGAGCATCGACACCGCGCCGGGCACTACCGACAGGTCGATGACCGCACCACTTGCCGGTAACGTGTCGGCCGATATCGACACCGCGCCGGGCACTACCGACAGGTCGATGACCGCACCACTTGCCGGTAACGTGTCGGCCGATATCGACACCGCGCCGGGCACTACCGACAACTTGACGCCGGACATAGTGCCGGTCAGGACGTCCATGAGCATCGACAACGCGCCGGGCACTACCGACAGGTCGATGACCGCACCACTTGCCGGTAACGTGTCGGCCGATATCGACACCGCGCCGGGCACTACCGACAACTTGACGCCGGACATAGTGCCGGTCAGGACGTCCATGAGCATCGACAACGCGCCGGGCACTACGCCGAGGGAAACGGCCGCGGCCGTTGCCGCGAGGCGGGCCATGCTGATTGTGGCGTCCAACACGGCGGCGTTGACCGCCATCGCCGCCAGCACCCCGAAATTGCTCGCGTCCGCCGACGCGCCAATCGAATACGACCCCGACGCGCCGCACGACCGATACAACCCGCAGCCCACTATGTCATTCGTCGCATCACTCCCGCTCGCCCGCTCGTAAATCTCCGTCACCCCGCTATCCGGCGACCACGTCCTGTTACCGTTCCTGAGACCGGCACCACCGACCAGCCACGCATCCGCCGTTCCCGTCGAGATGCTCGCCGCGTATGCCGACTTGTTGCCGGTGTCCGTCCCTGTATTCCCTACCGGCGATGACTGATCCACGCCCGTCAACGAAATAGCCGCCAGCGAGCAACCCAGCATTGTCGAGCTCGTCGACACCGACACCGTGTAGGACGACCCGCCCGGCGGATTCACCAGATACCACACCTCCGTCCGCACATTACGGCTACTGCCCGATGACTCATTGGCGGCCGCCTGTGTCAACGACGTGCCGTTGTACGTCACCCCGGTCACCGACCAACTACCGGTTCCTGAGCGCATCCCCGTGAACACGACGGCCAGCAGGCGATGTGACCCGCCGCACGTGTGGCTCAGGGTATGCGGCCCGGCGCCGCTGCCGGATGTTTTTGTGTGACCGTCCAGTTCAATCGCCATAGTTGTTTGCGTGCCGGGCGGCGCAGGAGGGGACGCCGCCCGGCGAGGAAACTACCGGCCCGGTTTGCTGCGAGCCTTCGATGGAGGCCGGTCGTCGCTAACGGTGGCGGCACTCGAAGAAGGAAGCTCCGCCGCCGGTATGCGATACTTGCGCATGTCGTTCGTGATGACGATCACCTCGCCCTCACGCTCGACCACTTGCATGATGTCGGCCGCGTCCATTTTTAGGTACGCGGCGACACGATTGACAAGATTGTCCATTGCCATGCCTTAGCCTGCGACGTTGCGCTTGCCGATGCCGCGCGGCCCGTTGACGCCCACAGCGAACTCGTCCCTTACCTTAATCGGCAGCGTGTCGTTGGTGAACATTAACCCGCTCGTCTCGGAAACAACCGAGAATAGTTCCGGCGCGGGATGTATCCGGCCGCCGGGGGTCTGGCTGTAGCTCATCTGAATGACCGGATACACGGCCGGGTCGACGATGTAGGCCCAGTCAGTGGCGTCAGTCCAGTTCGGTACAACGAGGGGAATCGGACGCGGGTCGGCAAAGCCGCGATCCTGCGCCTCAGGCGCGTAGGCCGTCGGCATGCCTTCGCCGTAGCCGAGAATGCTCAGCGCCGTGTCGTACAGTTCGGCCGGGACAAGCAGGAAGCGGGGGTAGATGCCCAGCACCGCGCCGCTGGTCAGTTCCGTGTGCTGGAAACACTCGGCCCGCGCGGCGCGCCATGCGGTCGCGTCGGTGCCGAGTGCCGTCGTTGCCAGATTGGTGTGGTCATTGTGGAACAGGGCTTTCGTGTCCTGTGCCAGCGTCGGGCCGACACCGGCCGCAGTGGTGAAAATGGCGCTAACGGCCGCCGAGCGTGTGCGGACAGCGGCATTGGCCAGTCCGCGCGGGATAGCCTGAAGCTGCATGAGGTCGCTGTTCTTGATCACCTCGCGGCTGATGCCGACATACGCCCCCTTCTTCACGAAGGCCGACGTTTCCTTTACATCGCCAGGGTCGATTTCAGTGTACGCCCCCTTTTCGGCGACGGTGGGGAGGTTGGTCAGGCCGCCGATGGTGAGCCACTTCATGTCATGGAGCGTGCCGTTGTTGGCCTCTACCGACACGACGCGCTCAAACCAGCGCCAATGATCCATGCGCGCCATTTGCTGGACAATTACTTTGTTCATGGCGTCAACGGCCAGATTGGGCAGTGTGGCCGTGGTGGCACCGGCGAACATAATCATCGACGGGTCGAACACGCCGCGGAACTCGCTGTCGCCGGTCAGGGCGACGTACAACTGCGCAAAGTTGCGCATGTTGGCGGCCGGAACCTTGGCCCCGTCGACGCCGAACATCCAATCGACGATGTCGCGCGCCTCGTCTTTGGCGTCGGACACCTGGAACCGGCGCGGCGCTTGCCCGCCGATTTGCACGACGTTGGCCTCGGTCAGGGCCGCGAGCTCGGCACGAGCCTCGGCGACGGCTTTTTCCACCTCGCCGGGGTTGGCATACTGGCCGCGGCTGAGGCGCGTTTGCACCGCCGCCGGAAGGCCGGACGCCTGAATAATCGCCTGCGCCGCGCTCTTCTGCAGCGCGGTCAACCATTCGTTCGATTGCTGGACGGCGGCCGGTTGCTGAGCCGCGTCCGTGGAAACAGTCTTTTCATCCATTGGGACACTCTCCGTAGTTGCGGCTTTGGCCGCCATTTTAAACCGCGTCGCCGGTCTGATTTGGCGACGCTGTAGATAATGCGCGGCAAATACCCGCGCCTTGCTCTCGTCTATGTCGTACTCGTCGGCCAGCGGCCGGAACTCGGTCGGGATTGCCCCACCGTCGATAAACCGCTGCAGCATCTCGTCTAAGCCGTCGTGTGCGTCCAACACTGCGTAAACCTGCGCGGCCAGTTCGTTGGTCGTGCGACTGAATGCGGCAAACAAGCCGTCACGATTGGCTGCCGGTTCGTCGACGGCATCAACAGCGTAGGTTTCTACTATGCGCAGGGCGGGATGTTTGTCCCGCGCTCCTTCCGGTCGCACGCCGTCATCCGGCCGCTCGCTGCCGTCGCTCAGTACCCACGCGCCGTAGCCGTCAACGACTACGCTCATGCCGAACGCGGCCGGGTCTTCTTCGGCCAGCGTTTCGACATAATCTCGCAGGTCGCCATGCGGTGAACGGGCGGCGCTCTCGGCCAGATGCAAGTCGCCGATAACCCGGTCGCCGGTCACGCGAAAATTACGCATTCGACCAAGCAGTTTGCCCAAGCCGTCGGCCGACAAACCGGGATGGGTGAAGCGGCTTTTCAAACCGCTCGGCTTGCTGTTGGCAATGTCGGCAAACTGCTGCAGCGACACCTGATCCACCATGAGGCGGTGGCCGAGGGCCTCGACCGCTTGCATGGCGCTCGCGCCGTGGATTGTGTGTGTGTCACGATCCACTACGGCAGCGTTGCTGTAGACGTTGAACCGCATCCGTTGCGGGTTGGTCATAATTCACTCTCCAAAATAATGCGACGCGGCGTCGGTCGCGTCTCAACCTGCACGGCGGTCGTTGGGATATTGATCACAACGCGCCGGGCATCACGGAACATGAGGTGCGCGCCGGGTATCACTATCCCGTTTACGGTCACGATGTCGCCGTCCGGCCCGCGTGATACGTGTATCGCGTTGGCGTGTATCGCGTTGGCGTGTATCGCGTTAGTGCCCATTGCCGTTTCTCCATATGCGCCCGATTGCCGACAGCGTTTCATCGTCGGTCAGGTCATCGTCGACCGGTTTATCGGCGACCGGCGGCGGGGCGGCGGCTTTCGCCTCGTCCAGTTCGTCGAGGATTGCCGTCACTTCCGTCGCGTCCATCGTCTCGGCCGCGAACTGGAAGAAGTGGCGCAATGTCCGCTCGCGCAAGGTGCGGCTGCCGGTCTTCAGCGCGGCGTCAAGCCCGTTGAACGCGGCCGCCATTTCACCGGCCGCCTCGGCCAGCAGCTTGTTGTCATCACGGCTCAGGTCGGGCAATGAGATAGTGATGAGGTCGCGGTTCGGCGTGCGCCGAGCCATGCCCGCGCCGTGGGCGCGAGTGTAGGCTACGTAGCACAAGTCGATGACCATGTCGGCCACCTCGCCCTGCCGCCGTCGCATGTGGCGTAGTGCCGTGCGCTCCATTGCCGTTGCCGTGGCGAGGTTGACATCCATGCTGTCGCCGTGCCAGTGAGGCGGCTGCCCCGCGCCGACGGCTATCATGATGCGCAATGCCTGGAGATCGTTGGCCGCGTCGGAGGCGTTGAGGGCGGGCGTCTTCATGTCCCATTCCTCGCCGTCATCGTGAACGATGATAGCGCCGGGGTTGGGTGGGTTGGCCTGATATTTTGCCCGCGTCGCGGCGACCGCTGCTTTGGGCACTTTCACAAACCAGTAGAATACCCGCGCGGCCCAGTTTAGCCGGACGCGATCCTCCAGCATCTTGCTGTATCGCAACAACCATGGCGTGACGGAGGTCAGGTCGCCCTCGCCCCACAATGCGCCCACCGGCCGGTTAATGGCGTAGTGGCACATCACCGCATCGGCCGCGACCGCGTCGGGATGGGCAGGTGACAGCCAGATGCGCGGTTCCTCGCCGGGGCCGCGCCGTTCGTGGTAGGCCAGTTCGGTTTCCCAGTCGTTATCGGCCGTTTCTATTTTGAGTATCAGTGACTTGGGGACGAGCCGGACGTAGCTCATGCCGTCGCCCGGATTGCGAAACAAAATGACGAACACGTCACCGGCACGGCTCAGTTCGTCGACTATTCCCGGCAGGCGCATCTCCATGCGGTTCTGCCGGTGCGCCCAGAATTGCTCGATAAACCGACCCATCACGCCCGGCGCCTCAGGCCTAAAACCGTCGCCGAGTACGTGGTCGGTTGTGATGTCGATGATGCGCTTGGCCTGCGGATGTTTGCGCCATGCCTCCAGCGCGTCGCTGTAGGCGCTCTGCATTTCTGTCCAGTCGCGGTCGTTGGCCCCGCCGCCGGTCGCCCATGCGCTCGTGCCGTCTTCCGGCAGGCCGACGGCAACAGGCGCGACGGCCAGTTCCGACCGCCCGCCTATTCCCGCTATCCACATGCCGATACGTTGCAGAATACCCATATCATTAAAAACAGAAAAAGCGCCTTACCCTGCGGCGATCAGGTCGCTCACAAACAGGTAAGGCGCTCAAGGCGCTCAAAAGAAGATATTCGATTGATGCTATTTTACAACGAACATGCGTTCTGAGTCAAGCAGCGAGATGTCGGTGTCAATAACGGCCGCTGTCATCGCCATGTACGTGGTCAGGTCAATGAGGTAGAACTGCCCCTTGGCCGATATCTCGACCAGCATGCGGGCCGGGTCGAACCGAAACAACAGGCGACCGTCGGGGCCGCGTACGTCTTGCCAGTTGCTCAAAACGCCAATGCCTCCAGCGGGTCGGGCATGTCGACATATGCCGTGACCGGCGTGGCGCCGGTGGCGGGGGCGAGATACGCGCCGACGTAACGCAATGCGTCGAGCCGGTGGTATTTCGATTTGTCGGCGATTGCCTCCAGCGGCCGGCCGCCCTCGTCGGTCATGCGGCTGTACGTGGCCAGTTCGTCGAGCGTGCCGGAACAGGTGTCGAACACCATTAGCCGGTCATCGGCAAACAGTGAGTGAACGCGGTTGATGCCGACCTCGACGTCCGATACGACGGGGCGGCGGATGTGCAATCCGGCGGCGCGGTACTCGTCACGCCATTGCTGTTCACCCGGTGCGCCGCCGAACGCCTCGCACTCACCCGGCTCACCGGCCATGAGCGCGGCGACGTGGTCGGCCGCCGTGCGCTCTCCGGCGTGGTAGTCGCGGTACAGGTACAAACGGCCGTCGGGCGCCTCGGCCAGCAAAACGGCCGCCGTGTTGATGCCACCAAAGTCGAGGCCGAGATAGCGCGGCCAGTCGGCGGGGATGGGGAACGGGCGGCAGGTGTGAACGTCGGGGTCGAACGATGCGTAGATGAGACCTGCCGGCCGGGTGAAGCGGGCGCGATAGAACATGTCGAAACGCCATGCCGGTAGCTCGCGCCGGGCGCGGTCGAACTCGGCGCGCGGGAACGCCGGATTCATGATGCTCTCAAAATGGATCAGGTCAATGTTGTCCCGGTTGTCCCAGAACTTTTCCTTTAACCAACCGTGGTAGTATGGCGTGGTCGTGATGAGCATCCGGCCCTCGTGGATACTGAGCCGTCGCATGATTGCCTCGTATGATTCAAGGCGAAATATCTGCTGGCCCGCCTCGTCGAGCCATGCCGCCCGCGCCGTCGATGATTCGAGGCTGTCGGGGTCGCTGGCATACCCGAACCATATGGTTGTCTTGTACGCGCGACCGGCATCGCCCCATAGCCGCCGCTGGCCCGCCTCGCTTATCTCAAAACGGCGCGTGGGGCTGCCGATGTAGCGGCCGAGTCCCAGGTATCCCTCAAACAGTTTACGGAACTCAGGCAGGGCTTTTTTATCCAGCAGGGCGAAAGTTGGGGTCACAACGAGGTAGTCGCCGGGGCCGCGCGTTTGCATCTCCCTGTGCAACCACGGCGGGCCGAACGTCGTTTTGCCGCCCTGCGTGCCGCTCAGTACGACCACAAACCGCTGGGCAGCGTTCCACGCCTCTATCTGGCCGGGATGGAAGTGGTACTGCAGCGTCCCGTCGCCGAGCAGGACGTAAAAGCCGTCACTCGTTGGGGTCATCCGGGGGCGGCACTATCTCGATACGCCGGGCGACGCTTTCGCCAAGTGACGTGATGTCTACCTGCGTCTTTTCGCCGTCAACATGGCGATAGAGCCAGCGCACAACGGCGAAATACTCGTCGATTGACTTTGATTCCATCATCCGGCCGTCGGGGAACGTCACCCGCCCTGTGGCAACGAATTCAGCCACCAGCGACGCAATCTGCCGCTTTGCCGCAATACGCCTACCGTCGGGCAGGTCGACCGTTTTGCCGAGTTCGGCCTGAAGGATCGCGGTTAACGCTCTCTCTTTCGGCGGTCGGCCGCGCGGATTGCCCGATTGTCCCGGTTCGTATCTCGCCATCTGATCATACCCTGTAAAATGTTTCAAAATGAAACATTTTTGAGTATTTTAGCACAGATGGACTAATGACACAACGTTGATTTTTACTTTACTTCTGCTGGCACGCGATACTAAAGCGCCAGCGGGCATTGATTCCCCTTACGTTTAGGGCATATACCGAGTTGTCAGGCAGCGATAGAGTGGTAGCGCTTGTAACGTAATCGGTGAATTCCTGCCGGCCGGTCGTATACACCTGGTTGCCCATTTTCGAGACCACGAACTCGACCGACGCCGGTCGCGTTGCGTCACTTTGCCATAGTTTATAATTTAGTTCCTGAACGGGACACGATGTGGGGACATCCATCAAAAACGTATCGGCGCCCGACGACCACTCTTCAATAATTGCGCTTGCCGCTGGGGGAGAATTCCACCAGCCGACAACGGCGCGAAACAACAGCCCGCCGCCCAATATCAAAGAGCCGATAACCACTGCAAGTCCGAGCACCATAAGCGCCTGAGCAAACGGCGACCCCTCTTTCGCCGCCATTATTGCGCCCCCTCATCACAGCGTGCGCAGCTGCGTTTTTGTAAATCAACCGGCATAGTATCCTCCGGGCAACATTGCCAACACTATCGATTAAACAGACATCGATAGTATATAAGACGCACCGGTTAACGCAAAAACGACCGCGCTGCAAATGCGGTCGTTTTGCTTGTCTGTCCAGTCGATTGTGCGCGGCGGCAATCGGGCGACTGCCGGTGTGCCCGCTGAGGAGTGAGAGCGATGTGATTATAGCACATATGGGCGAAAAGAGGAGCATAATTTAATGGTGCTTTTGCTTGCGTTCCTCTAAATAGTAGTATATACTACTACTATTACATGGTTTATGGTGAACGCTATAGAGGAGAGATGTCTATGTTGAAACGTGGTCAAACGGAAGGGAAGGTCAAGGTCGGGACATACCTTGACCATGCGCTTGTTGACCGGCTGAGAAAATCGGCCGCGGACAACAAGCGGGGGATTTCAGACGAGGTGTCCGTGGCGCTGGAATTTTATCTGGCCTACGGAACCGAGAGCGCCGCCAATCGATTGATAGCGGCATTGGAAAAGGCGGGCATTTCAACGGCCCAGGACATTTAAAAGAAAGCGGCCGAGGCGTTGCAGTCGCCCCGGCAGGTACAGGATAGCACCGGAAGAGCGAGTGAGCAATGAATACGAACGAATTCGACAAAACTGACTTTGAGAATGGCCATAAATTCGAATTAATGGTCTCGACGGCGCTGGAGGGCAAGGCCCCGGCCGGGTTCGACTGGGCGGCGTTTTACAAAACGTTTGGGCGGCAGGTCATGACGCCGCGCGAAATGGCAATCCACATATGGCGCGGCTATTCGTTCACGCCGGTCTGGGCCACCGCGCGGCGTGAGGAGAATTTTGTCAGCGCCGGTCACATTGCGTTCGACTTTGACGCCGGCGACGAAACAAGCTCGCTTGACTACCTGATGCGCGTAGGGACGTTCGCGTGGATGTTCGCTTCGTTCGGGTATTCGACCCCAAGCAGCACGCCGGAAGCGCCCCGGTCACGGCTTGTTTTTATCCTTGAAAGCCCCATCTATTCACCAAACGAATATCGCGCCGTCTATCAGGCCGTCGCGTGGTGGATCAGCCGTGACGGCTCGCGCACTGACCCGGCGTGCAAAGACCCCCTGCGCCTGTACTACGGTTCCAAAAAATGCACCGTCGCCCCGAACTGGTCTGTGCTGGGTAAGGCAAGCATTGACGTTGTCATGGCTGAGTATAAAGCCGCCCATCCCGCCCCGGTGAAGCCGGTCAAGGCGACCGTGCCCGTCACGCCCAGCAATGGCATGAAAGCGGCCAAGCTCGCGCAGTTAGGTCGGACGGTGAACGGCGCGCGCGACGGGGAGCGACACAATACGCTGCTTAAAATGGCGCGGCTGGCCGGCGGCTATATCGCGTCGGGCGCACTCGACGAGGTGGCAGTAGTGGCCGAGTTGTCGGCCGCCGCGCGTGGCTGGGGTGATGACGAGCGCGAAATCGAACGGGTAATCCGCGACGGCATCGCCAACGGCAAAGCCGAGCCGGTATCGTTCCAGCAGGCCGCCCCCCTAACGGAGATGTTCCAATGAGCCATACGCGCGACGGGATAGATGAATTCTCCGAGTACACCGAAGAGGAAACCGGTCGTGGGTGGCGCAAGCTCCGGCGGCGATTGAACGGCTACGAGTGGCTGGTATATGGCTCGAAGACCAACGACTATATCACGGCAATCAACGCAGCCGGTGTCGACCTCAAGCTAAATGACATGTCGGATCGGATCGAACTGGCCGACGGCCGCCCCATCAACGACTTTCAGGAGGCGGCGATTGTCAACCGCCTCCAGGACTACGGCATGGCCAACGCGGGCCGGATGCGCGACGCGATGAAAGAGGCCGCGCTCAGGAACAAGTATCACCCCGTGCGGGAATACCTGGAGGGCTTGACATGGGACGGCGGCAATCACTTCGACGCGCTCATGGGCAAACTGACCATGAGCAGCCCCTCGGCCACGGTGTTTTGGCGCAAGTGGCTAATCGGGTCAATCGCCAAGATATTGGACGCCCAGCAGAACTTTATGCTGGTGCTGCTGGGCGGGCAGGGTAAGGGGAAAAGCCGCCTGACCGAGTGGCTGTGCCCCTTGCCGCGCCTGTTCTACGAGGGGGCAATCAACCCCGATGACAAAGACAGCCTAATCCGCCTCATCAACAACTGGATATGGGAAGTGGCAGAACTCGACAGCACGACCAAGCGCAGCGAGCGGTCGGCGCTCAAGCATTTCATCACAACAAAAATGGTGAAGGTGCGAGTACCTTACGGTCACTACGACACGGAGAAACCGGCCGCGGCATCACTCATAGGGACAATCAACGAAGACGGTACGGGATTCCTTCACGACCCCACCGGAAACCGGCGTTTTGCCGTTGTTCACCTTGACGGCATCGACTGGAGCTACACCGGCATCGACAGGAATCAGTTATGGGCCGAGCTATATGCGGCATACAGGGCCGGGGAATCATGGGAACTAACGAACCATGAGCGGGAAGTCCAGAACAAAATCAACGCCGAGCACATGATGGTGTCGCCGCTTGAAGAGCTTCTGCTGCAGCACTACGAAATCGACCCGTCGCAAGCCGATAAATTCTCGGCGACGATGAGCATCCTAGAACGCCTCGGCAACCTCGGTTTACGCGGCGACCAGTTCAAGCTAAAGATGGAGCTAACGGCAATCCTGACCAAGTTCGGCCTGCCCCACACGCAGAAAAGAACCGGCGCCGGTCGCGTCAGGGGTTATGGGGGCATCTGGTATAAGGACGGCATCGCGGTCGAGGTGGACATATGACCCCCATATATGGCGGTACTAAAAGGGCAAAAATGGCACGAACCGGCACGGAGGTGCGTGCCACCTGCGCGCCACCCTCGTGCCGGAAAGGGCAAAAAAGGGCCAAAATGGCACGAAGTGGCACGCATGTGACACGGACTGGCACGCACCTCCGTGCCGCATTTTGGGGCATTTTACAGAGTAAATCGGGCGGGTGGCACGGGTGGCACAACGGCACGAATGTTTGGCAGGCTTCTGCGAGATGTAGGAAAACGCCCTTTTACCTACATCTCACAGACTTTATAGAAAAGGCCGTGCCGTCGTGGCACGGGTGCCACCCCTAAAAACACACCCCCATATATGGGGGGTACCAGGAGGCAAAAACAGCGAAAAAAACGAAGAACAAAGCGAAAACAAAACACATGGCGGCGGGGCCATTTCCCGCAAAATGAACGAGTAACAAACAACAAATGAGGAACGAAATGAATATCGAGAATAGCAGTTTTGGGGAATATCGCGGTACGACGGTCGGCATGGCGCAGGAGTCTCGCTGGCAGTATCCGGCCATCGGCTACAACGCCACCGCCGGTATTTTCTACGTCGGCGAGGACGAGGCGAAAGAACTGGCATTTACCCCATTTGCCTTGCGTCAATGCAAGGAAGTGACGGATACGAGCGGCCGCGTGCATCGCTACCCTATCCGCCAACGCAAAACAGAAATGGTGGAGGGCGACATGACAACCCGCGTGCAAGTTGTCGGGCTTGTCGGAGACGAGCTTTACGTCTTCGGCGCACGCTCATGGACGGCGCGGGCGGCGTGGCTTAACCCGCGTAGCGGCCAGTGGCACGACCCTCGTTTCGAGGTCGGCATCTGGTATCGCCTCGACGATTACATCAAGCAGGTAAAGGTCGAAAAGGGGATTGCCACCGCGCCGCTGTGCTACCGGTTGAAACTGGTAGCGGGCGACGCGATTGAACTGTCCAGCGCTGCCAACTCAAAACAGCGCGCGAAAGGTTGCCCCATCAAAGCCTTGTCGCTGGCCTTCGTCGGTGCGGAGGCCGCCCAGCGCAACGAACAACTGTACATCGACGAGGCGCTCGACGAGTGGATAGCGGAGTGGAACGCCCCGGCCGTGAGCGACGCGGCCGCCGGAACTGACACACACACCTCCGCGCCCCTCCACCCGGCAACCGAGACCGCCGACGAGATGATCCCGTTCTAGGTTTGTTATCGGCGGGGCCGGGCACTTCCCCGGC